AGGAGTTGCAAACATGACCCAACTAGCCCAACAGATCCAAGACATCGAGCGCCAGCTTGTTGTCATTGAGCACACCGCTGCCAACTACATTGGTGGCGACAAGGCCTACCACTCTGGCCATCAGACCTACTTGAAGCCTGCAGCACAGCGCAAAGTTGACTTGCTCAACAAGAAGCTGGACGCATTGCTCGACAGCGTGGAGGCTTGATCATGTCCAAATTCGTCGCCTACTACCGAGTCTCCACCGACCGCCAGGGTCAATCTGGCCTTGGCCTTGATGCCCAGCGTGCTGCTGTGGCCAAGCACATTGGCACCGCCGAGATGGTGGCCGAGTTCACCGAGGTCGAGTCTGGCCGCAAGAATGACCGCGAGCAACTAGCTCACGCATTGAGCCTGGCAAAGCGTACAAAGGCAGTCCTTGTGATTGCAAAACTCGACCGCCTTGCCCGTAACGTCCACTTCATCTCTGGTCTGCTTGAGTCTGGCGTGCCCTTTGTTTGCGCTGACATGCCCGAGGCTGATCGCACCTTCTTGCAGATGATGGCCGTGTTCGCTGAGTGGGAAGCGCGCAAAATCAGCGAGCGCACCAAGGCAGCGCTGGCCCAGGTCAAGGCACAAGGCCGCACACTGGGCTGCCCAACACCGCAGATCGGATCGGCCATAGGTGTCAAGGCCGTGATGGCCAAGGCTGACAAGTACGCCGACCGCGTTGGCCCTATCGTGCGCGACATCATCGCCCGGTCTGGTGCCAGCACCCTGAGAGACATTGCTGCAGCCCTTGAGGCTCGCGGCGTGGCCACACCCCGTGGCAATGTGACCTGGGGGCCAACTCAGGCCTCCAACCTTTTGAAACGCCTCAACCTGGAGTCAAGCTATGCATGAGACATTGTCAGAAAAAATCACCGTGGCCACATTGTTTGTGGCTTGCGTTGGCCTCTTGATCTGGATGCCAATATGAATGCAAAGATCACCACCCCACCCAAGACCCTGTTACAGGGCGCTGAGTACACAAGCGCCGCGGCCACTGACATTGAGCGCACCTGGCGCAAGCACGGCTGGCTGCCCAAAGAGGAGCGCGAGGCCGAGCTCAAGGCCCAGCAGACGGTCAAACGCATGAAGACCAAGGAGCGCAATGATGCTGGCTCCTAACCTTGCCGCTGGCCGCGACATGCGCAACCGCCAGCTCGACATCTTTGAGCAGACCGACCACCAGTTCTTGGAGCGCTGCCGGGCACTAGCTGTGCTCATCTGCCGCCAACAGGGGCAGGTCTCGATCAACGACATCCGCGCCTTTATCGAGGTGCCGCCGGGTGTCCACCCATCTGTTCTGGGCGCGGTGTTCCGCACCAAACAGTTTCGCAAGGTTGGCTTTACCGAGGCCACCCATCCCCAGGCGCACGCCCGAGTGGTGCGCGTCTATTCCCTAGCCACTAACAAGGAGTGAAAAATGGCAGGCAAACTGACAGACGATAAAGAGATGAGCGCCAGCCGCTTACCCGGCCTCATGGGGTTCAGCAGATACAGCAGCCCCAACGATGAGCTGTCGTTCTCGATCAACGCCATTGATGGCAAAGAGCGCCCCGACATTGGCAATGAGGCCATGGGCTGGGGCAACCGGCTGGAGCCCGTGATCCTGGCTGAAGCTGCCAAGCGTTTGGGCCTGGAAAAATTCGACACAGACATTGGCCAGGCTTACTCGCACCGCGAGATCGCCCTGGCCTGCAGCCTGGATGGCGTTGGGTTTGGCGATGGCCAGTTGATCAAGCCTGACCCTGACCGCGGGATCTATGTGGTTGGCCAGGACAGCATCAAGCTGGATGGGCCTGGCGTGCTTGAGGCCAAGCTGACCAAGACCATGCCCGAGGACACCCCTCACCTGGCGCGTGGCCCCATCCAGTTGCAGGGCCAGATGCTGGTGACCGGCCATAAATGGGGCGCTGTGTGCGTCTTGTACCAAGGCATTGAGCTGCGCGTGTTCCTGTTTGGGCCTCACTTTGAGACACAAAAGGAGATCGTCAAGGCAGTGCTGCTGTTTGAAAACAAGCTGGACAAGTACCGGCGCACCGCTGAGATCGACTGGTATCCACCCGCGAGCAGCAAGGAGCTGGATCGCATCTACCCCATGGCTGCCGGCAAGGAAGAGGTTGATCTCGATGTCAGCGTGGCCGACCTGGCTGCCGGTATTGTGGCCAACAAGGCCGCGATCAGGGCAGCCGAGGCCAGCATTGATGACGCTGAGAAGCTGATCAAAGCGCACTTGGGCCAGGCCGAGCGTGGCCGCGCAGGGCAGTACATGATCTCTTGGCCAATGCGGTCATACAAGGCAGCACCTGAGCGCTTGCTGCCTGCCAAAGAGGCATATTCGATTCGTCAATCAACACTGAGCATTAGGGAGACAAAATGAATTTAAGACCCATTGAAGAGGCCTATGGTGCCGCAGTCAATGTCATGCTGGCCGCTGTGCCTGGCATGACCCAAGAGCAGGCCATGGAAGCAGTCGAGGCGATTGCCGAGCTGGTGCTGGCCACCATCCAAGCTGAGTTGACACAAGAAGAGGAGCAGCAAAATGCAATTGACCACCACTAATCGGGGCTTTGCCCCAGCCACCCTCACCGAGGCGATCCAGTTCAGCGACATGCTGGCCAGCTCCAGCATGGTGCCCAAAGCCTACCAGGGCAAGCCCCAAGACATCTTAGTCTGCGTCCAGTGGGGCTATGAGATGGGCCTGGCACCCATGCAAGCGCTCCAAAATATTGCTGTGATCAATGGCAAGCCCAGCGTTTATGGCGATGCAGCCATGGCGCTGGTGCAGGCCAGCAGCGTCTGCGAGGACGTTGAGGAGTACTTTGAGGGCGAGGGCACAACCAACCCGGTGGCCGTCTGTGTGGCCAAGCGCAAGGGGCGCAAGCCGGTGACGGCAAAGTTCAGCGTAGAGGATGCCAAGCGTGCCGGGCTGTGGGGCAAGGGTGGCCCCTGGTCGGCATACCCCAAGCGGATGATGCAGATGCGAGCTCGCGGGTTTGCGCTGCGAGATGCCTTTCCTGATGTGCTCAAGGGTTTGATCACCGCCGAGGAGGCCCAGGACTTTCCTGTTGAAGCCACGCCGGTGCCGGTGGCCAAGCCAGCCAACCCGCTGGACATGGTCGCAAGATCACCAGTTGAGCCTGTTGTGGTTGTGCAACAGGTCAGCGACCCGGTGCTGATTGAGCAGGCCATGGCTGACACGGTTGAGCCAGGGGGGGAAGAAGCGCTTTTGCCACCCCAGGAAGAAGCGCTTTTGCCTCCCCCGGTGGAAGTTGTGCAGACAGTTGATGATGGGCCGGTCATTGGCTATGCGCTGCTGGTGCCTGGCAAGGACAAGCCCTTTTCAGTCCATCAGACTATTGATGAATGGTCGGACGCATATGAGGATCTGGCAGAGAAGACTGCAACAGCAGGCAAGCGGCCAGTGCGCGAGCGCATGACCTTGCTGAAGGAGATCAAGCAGCTCAATGATGAACTGATCTTGCGCGTTGATTCACTCAAGCGGATCAGGCACACCAGCCAGTATCAACGCCGCATCAATGCGCTGGGCGCTGCGCAGTAATCAGATGACCGTGAGCACATCATTGGTGTGCTTGATCCTATCTGAGAGCCCTATGGCCCCGCCATTGATGATTTTGGTTAAGCGTTGGTGATCAAGAATCTCAGCGGGGGCATTGCATTTGTGCGTTGACCAGAACCACCCGGCGGTCAGGGCTGCGTACTTGGGCGTGGCCACCAAGTCGGGCTGGGTAACCAGGTCAACACCCAATGCTTTGCTTGCGTGATGGTAATTGTCCGAGCCGGTCAATTGAACCAGACCTCGCCCACGCATCATCCACCCATCATTGCTGGCCTCGTCCCTGTTGCCCATGCGACCACAGTAGACTTTGTTGGCAATACGGCGTGGCTGGCCTGAGTACTCGCTGGCCACTTCCATGGTGGGGAATCTCTTGGGCCAAACCCGCATCAATGTCGCTGCCTTGTAGTTCAAGTTTTCCTCAAGCATTCTGAAGTTGCCTGACTCATGCGAGCACTGGCCAATGAAGCAGGCTTGCTGATTTTTGGTGGTGATGCCAAAGCGCTCAAAGGTTTCGTTCAGTGGGTCAACCCACTTCACATCAATGTGGAGCTTGGTCAGTTGTTCAGCGTTTAACATTGATTGCCCCCATCACTTGGTTGTAACTGTCGATGCAGGCGTTGAGCTGGTTGATGGCCCGGTCACCATCGGCTGTGATTTGGGCGATGAGTCGGAGGACTTCTCGCTCCTCATCAGAAGGCGTGTCAGCCGGTCTGTCAGGTTGGGCTCGCGCTTCAGCCCAATCTCTGGCGGGAGCGGCGGCACTTGGGGTGGCTGATACACAACCTGTGGCCGGGAGGCGCACCCGACCAGCAGAGATAGCGCGATCAAGAGCAGACTGTTTTTGATTGACAACATTGTTGACCTCCATAAGTTTTGTTGATGTTTCAGTAATCTGTGCAGTGAGCTTTTGCTCTGTCTCTCTGGCCTCTGCGTTCTTTTTTGCAATTTCAATTTGCATCTCTTGGTCGCGGCCAACCCAGCCCTTGTGGTGGCCGTAAAAATAAGCGGAGGTGCAGACAACAACTGCGCCCAGGATCAGGTAGGGGTTGGGCAGCCCGATCATTTGACTGATGCTCTGGCTTCAGCCTGGAGCTCGCGCTCAGAGTCATCCTCCAAGCTGGGTGGTGTGGTCGGCGGTGGCGGTGGCGACCAGCTCTCATCAAGCGGTGGGTTTGTCCAGACAGGCAACGCCCCAAATGTATTTTGTACAGAGGCAGTAGGCACTGGCGGGGTTGTGGGTGCTGGCGCAGCCGGGGCAGGGGCGGGTGGCGTAGGGTTCATGGCCTGGCTGACAGATCCAACAGCACGCTTGCCAACAATGCCGCCAATGCCGCCAACAAGTAAAAGCACGATGTCGTTCAAAATTTTAGAGAAAGCCATGTCTAGCGGAGCCATCGATTTGATTGGCTGAACGACAAAAATTAAACTGTAGAGCAGTACAAAAACAATTCCGAAAAGAATGACAGTTATGCAGACAACGACAAAGCCCCAGATTCTGATTTCAATATCTTCAGCGGTGTATTTACTTTTTAACATCTTCGGCCTTTGCTGGTTCAATCTTGTTTGTTAACACTGGGGCGACCAAATACTCTGGGCAGGTTTGGGTAAATAAGCACCTTGGCTTCTGACACTCAGGCAGATCGAATTTGTCAGGGTTCTGGCAGGTGTATCGATACCGATCCTCGCAGCCAGACACCAGCAGCAAGATGGACAACAAGCTGATTGCGATGACGCAGTACAGAAATTTATTTTGACTCACCACGTTGCTCCAGTTGTTTGCGCTCTTCCTCAAGTTGCTTTCGCAGCCGCTCCATTCGCTCGATCTGGGCCAGGCTTTGTTTCTGCGTAGACAAGGTGTCAAAGTAAATGATCCCGATCAGTGGCAGCATCAAGCAAAACACCAAGACCATCGCAATGAGCGCGATCAGAAACCCCATCTGGTCTTGCGATCCATTACCAGCATTCCCCAGAACAGGCTCAGATACACGATCACGCACAAGGCGGCTCCCAGGTAAATTGCTTTGTCTTGCAGGTCCGCGATTACCCGTCTTCGTTGCCATCTTGCCTGTGCCTCGCGTTGGTCACGCACTGCCCTCGCTTGCTCTTGCTCAACTGCAATCTGTTCACGCATCTCATTAAACCTAGTCCACAGGTTGCCAAGCTCTGGAGGTGATTGGAAAATCATCTGCTCGCGCAAATCAGTCTCCATCTGTCTCAACTGAGTGAGTACAAGGGTGCGCTGCAAGGCACGCTCTGCCAAGGAATCAACGCCGTCATAGACTTCTTCTTTAGACTTGCGCTCTTCCTCCAGATAGAAGTCTTGGATCTGTTGCATATGCCGCATAAATTCACCAAGGCTTTTTGCAATGTTCCCCATGACCTGGTTGGGATCATAAGCAGCCACCTCTTGCACGCGCTTCTGTTCAGCAACGATTTGCTTTTTCTGTTCCTTGCTTGGGTTTGGCCCAAACATTCCACCGATTTCCTTGACGATATTCTTAACGTCACCAACAACATTCTTGGCTTCCTTATACGTTGCGATGCCCTGCTTGATAGCACTGAATGCGCTACTGGCAAGGAGGAGGACGCTGATGGGATCCACATGCTCTACAAGCCAAAGATCTTGGCGAACAGAGAAGCAGCAGCTCCAGGCCCAAGCAGCACGGCCACGATCACGGCGTAAAGCAAGTACTCAATCTTGGTCATGCGCTCTGACCCCTTTGCAAGAGAGTCAGAAATGAATTTCATCCTCTCTGTGCAAATGGCCTCATGCACCGCCAGCCTGGTTTCTGTGGAGTCAGACATTCCAAGGCACGCCTACTGCGGTCACAGGGTTCTTTTTCAATTCAATCTGAGCCTCTAAAGAAGCCTCTACAACGTCTTTATCCACACCATTAGCCCAAATCCATCCTAAGACAGTTTCCTTTGTCAGAGAGGCGTAGGGGGTTGTTGGAGTGCCTTCACTCCATGAACAAGTTGAGTAAGCAGATGCAGAGTAATCCCCATCGGTTGCAGTAGCTTGCCAATGTGCGGTAGTGACAAAACCATCAGAGGTTTGTCGCTCTAATTGGCTGATGTTCCAAGTAATCATGCTGACTCCAAAGCGGTGATACGGGCGGTGAGTTGGGTGATGAGGGCTTGCTGTTCTTGGATGCACTTCATCAGCGCATATTGCAAGTCAGTTTGGTAAATAGACAAACGCATCTTGGGTTCTTCATCTTTACCAGCCCAATTGCTTTCCATGACCAACTCAGGTGCAACTTCTTGAACATCTTGAGCAACAACGCCCAATGTCAGACCGCCATCATCTTCCATATTTTGGTCGATATAGTTGAATGTCTGAACTGGAATAGAACAAATTACATCAAGGTAAGACTTAGCTGGAGCAAAGTTTGTTTTTTCTCTGCGGTCAGATAAATTGACATCGTTTGCTGAAAAGTTTCCAATGCCACCATTGGAACGCAATTGAATTCTTTGGGCCGAATTATCTCTAAGTAAACCAAAATAATCTGATGCGCTATTTGGTGCGGCGGCATTATATTCAACTAATAAAACTGAATTTCCAGCCCCTTGCGTTTGTTGAAACCAACCAGCAAAAGATTGGGTTGATGTAGAAGCATTAATTCTTCCGCCCAAGGCACTTGTAGTCCCCACCAGCAAGTTACCGCTGGAGTCGATACGGGCGCGTTCTGTTGCGTTAGTCAAGAACGTCATCGGCTGGTTTTCCCAACCAATTAAGTTCACTTGTCCTGCACTGGTAACTGCCAAATCAAAGCCATCAAACTGACCTGACCCAGTTCCGGCATTTGAAACTTTCAAACGTGTATCTGATGATGCTGGGTTGTTTACTTGCAAGCCTGTACCGGATGCAAAATTTGAAGATGAGACGCCAACCAACAAATTCCCACTAGCATCAAGGGTCATTGCTTGGGTGAAGGTGATGGCGTTACCTGCTGTGCCAGAGGGGGCGATAGTCCAAATATGTGAGCCGTTATATTGCGAATAATATGTAGCATATCCATTAGCCACATATTTATTATTTGTCCCATCATAATAATAGTTTTGACCAAGCTGTAAATCAAGATTGGCATAACTATTTAAAGTTCCTCTTTGAACTTGAATGGCTTTACTGCTTCCACCCCAAGCACTAGGCGTAACACCCAATCCCAAGTTACCGCTTGCATCAAGGCGCATTTTTTCTGTGGAGTTGGTATAAAACGCAATTGGATTTGCGCCTAAAGAATAAATCCCCGGCGTTGATGATGTGAAATTTGCTGTTAGTCCAAGAGTTCTTGTGCCGTCAGCAGATTGAATATTTCCACCACCTATTGCGTCCGTGTACCCGCCGCCAACAACAGATAAAACAGTCCCACTAAAAGTAAGCGCACTGCCCGTAGTCAGCACCTTGGAGCCGTTCAAATAGGCAACGCCGTTGGCTGTGCCTGCGGTATTTGTCAATGCGCCAACAATGGTGACAGCGCCATTCACAGTGCCACCGCTGACAGCACTCAGCGCATCAGCAACGGTGAAGCTTTTAAACGCAACAATGTCAACAATGTCTCCAGTACCTGCAGCCACGCCAAGCACAATGCTTGTGCCATTGCTTGCGGTGTACTCGCTGGTGTCTAGCGTGACACCGTTGCGCATGACCACAATGTTGTTGACCGTGTAGGTCAGTGTGGCGCTTGCGGCATCAGCACCGCTGAATGTGGTCTGGCCGCTTGTTGCAACGTACCTAAAGCGAATCAGTGATGTAGCACCGGCAGAGGTCGCTGTGATCCAGCTTGCGCCGTCATAGACCTTCATCACGTTTTGAGTTGTGCTGAAGTACAGAGCGCCAGAGACAAGCGCATTGCCGTCATTGTCTAGCGTTGGGTCGCTGGTCTTGGTGCCCAGGTAGCGGTCATCAAAGCTGTCCAGCGCGGATGCCGCAGCCGCAGCAGAGTTGGCAGCGGAGGTTGCGCTTGTCCCAGCAGATGTGGCGCTGGTGGCCGCATTGCTTGCTTGTGTGCTGGCCGTGCTGGCTGAGTTGCTTGCATTGGTCGCGCTGGTCGCCGCATTGGCTGCAGATGTGCTTGCAGCGGATGCGGAGCTTGCAGCGTTAGTGGCTGATGTGCTGGCATTGCTGGCTTGGGTGGAAGCAGTGCTGGCAGATCCAGCCGCAGCGGTGGCTGATGTTGAGGCACCGCTTGCGCTGGTAGACGCATTGCTGGCCGAGGTCGAGGCGTTGCTGGCCTGGGTGCTCGCGGTGCTGGCAGAGCTGCTGGCAGCCGAGGCAGAGCTGGATGCAGCGCTGGCGCTGGAAGCTGCCGCAGTTGCGCTATTGGCAGCGTTGGTTGCATAGGTCACAGCGTTGGCCACATCTGACGCAGACACGCCGGGCGTGGGGTTGCCGTTTACATCAAAGGACAATGTCTTGAGCGCACGGCTGGCCTTTGCAGGCAGCGTCATGTTGATGCTGGTCGGATCGGTCTGTGGTGCTGACAGTGCTCTGGCCAAACCTTCAGCGTTTTGCTGGGCAAAGATGGTTTGCTGATCAAGCTCATCATTGATTGTGTTGGCAAAAAAGTCACCGCCGGTTGTGAAATCAGTGGTGCGCTGAATGGTGCGGTTGCCAACAACAGCGTACTGGGTGGGCGAGGTTGGAGACAGCGCCAAGCCAGCAGCAGTGATGGTCACTGAGCCGGTGCCGTTGGAGTTGATGGTCACCGTGTAGTGGGTGGTCAACGTCAGCAGCGTGTCATCTTTGTAGACAGCAATGTCTGTGTTGGCCAGGATCTCAAACGTGAATGAGTATGGGCCAGCGCCACCAGTGCCACTGGGCGCATAAACTGTGCGGCGGGTCACGTTGCTGATTGGTACTGCCATGATGCAATCCTTCCTGTTGGAAATTGTACGGTGTTAATGCGGTTTGTAGTAGAGGCCATTTGCCTTGCGCAGCTCTTTGAGCTCATCAATCTTGCCCTGCAAAGCCGGGTCTTCAAACTTGAGTTGCTTCTTGGCCGCATCCATGAACTTGGAATGCACCAATTGCACAGTCTTTTGCTGGTCATCCAGCGACATCAGGTCAAAGCCAGGTGCCATCATGGTGCCCAGGATCTCCTGGCGTGATGGCAGCTCCTTGCCGTAGATGGTCAGCAGCCGGTTGAACTGGAATGAGTCCATCTCCACACCGTCGATCTTGCGCTCTGGCATGCCGACAGGCGAGCCAAGCCGCTGCAGCATGTCATCAATGTGGCTGAACTGCGCCGGGCTCACCCTGGTCGGCAGCACCAGCTCATAGGCTTTGCCCTGGCCCTGCATGATGGGGTCGCCCCACAGGTTCAGTGAATCTGGCAAAGCCTCGTTGGCATAGGGCAGCCGGTTGCGGTACTTGTTGAAGGCCTCAACAAAGCCGCGCACGCCCATGGGCAGCTCGGGGCTGGCGCGGGTATCTTTGGCCATAGGATCCAGCAAGCGCTCAATACCGGCCACCAGCGAGCTGTAGGCACCGGCAGGTGAGCCGCCAATCACAAAGCCACCAAACTGCTTGACCAGGCCATCGACAATCTTCTTGCCGTCCACCTGGCCTTGCTGGTTGGTGCCAATCAGCTTGGACACCTCGGCGATGCCTTGCAGGTAGGGTTGTTCTTTGAGGTACTCGTAGAGGCCATAGGTCGCCCCCAGGAACACCTCCTCCACCTTGCCTGCATCTGGCTCATGCTTGGCATATTCGGCGTAGTCAGCCGCGATGGCCATGAGCGCCGACACCGGCTCCATGCCGTTGTAGCTGTAGTAGGCATCACCCACCTTGATGGAGTAGGGCAGCCAGCCGTCACGCATGAGTGCATCGCGGTCGGCCTTGCGCTCTGGGCCGCGCCCGGTGATGTTGCCCTCGGCGGCCAGCATGGCAAAGGTCGCAAGCACTGAGCTGCCCAACGTCACCTTGGCCAAGGCCATGTCGCGGTACACGCCGCCCTTGGCGATCTCATCACGCCATTGGGAAGACAGCGGGGCGAATGGGGTGCGCTCGATCAACTGCAGCCCAATGTTGGCCGGGGTCTTGAAGAAGGGCACCACCACCTTGAGCATGGGGTGATTGAACAACTGCTGCCCCTTCTTCAGAGCAGGCGGCAGATCGGCAGTGAAGGTGCCTTTCTGGGCATACAGGGTTGCCGCTTCATCCAGATCTTTGGGTGGATTCTTGAACAGACCTTCCACCTCAAGCGATGCTTTTGCCATCGCATCGGTTTCGGTCAAGCCAGACTCAATGCCATCGCGGTAGACCTGCTTGCCGCGCCTGGTGATCTGGGTGTTGAGCTCCATGCGGTAGAGCACGCCTTTGAAGAACTCGTCTTCGGTCATCAGCGCCCGGCCAGGCAGCGTGATCGCGGTGCCATAGTAGTCCAGCGCCTTGGCGAACCATTTGTCAGACTCAATGCCAAAGGCTGCGGAGCTGATGGGTGGCACGTCCATGCCGCGCTGCGCCTCGATCTTGCTTATCAAGTCGTTGGGCTGGTTCTTCTTGAATGCAGTGCTGGCCAGTTGCATGCCTTCAACGATGCCGTTGCGCAGTGATTGCGCCATGGTCAATGCCTCGTCATAGGCGATCTTCTCGGCCTCGGTGCCAGGTATCAGTGACTTCCATGAGCGCACGCCTGGCGGCAGCACGTTGCTGTAGAAGGCACCCACCAATCTCTCGGGGATCTGGTACAGACCAAACATGGCGTTGGAGACCACGTTCTTGGCATGCGACACAGGGTTGGAAAGCAGGCCATTGATGTAGGTGGTGAACCAGACATCTTTGAGGCCAGACATCATCGACTTCTCGACCATGGCATTTTGAGCTGCACGCGACTCCAGGGCCAGGTAGCTCTTGGCCATGTCGGCCAACGCGTCATCGCCACCATATTCATCCAGCACCTGGCGCACGATAGGCGCTGTCCCATCGCGGGGAATTCTGAACACAGACAAGGCGCGAGCGGTTTCTGTCTGGATGCCCTTGACACCCTTTTGAATCAGGCCATGGAAGGTGATCTGCTGGCGCAGCACCAGCTTGTCAACATCGGTGGCAGCACCAGTGTTGACCAGCTTGAAGAGCCGATCCAGCTCGTTGGCGCTGGACTCCAGCACCTCCAGCGCTTTGTAGGTTTCAACGGCATTGGCCATCATGCGGCCATCGCTGCCAATCAGCCTGGTCAGGAATCCTTCACTGATGCCAGACTCTGCTGCCTTGGCCTTGATCTCGTCAAAGGTCACCGCCTTGGTCTTGATCCCAAGCGCATCGGCCACGCCGCCCACAATGGCAGCAGCATCCTCGGTTTGGTAGCGTGACAGGTTGAACGGCTCATCAGGCACACCGGCAGCCGCCTCGGCA